CCAGGAGGCCGGCGGATCATTTCGGTTACACTTGGCAATGATGTTGCTCCGGTGTTGCGAGAGGCTGCGATGCATATGCGAGGGCTGAGTTGATGCAGAATCGCCGTCTAAGCATCCTGAATCCCGAAGTGGCACAATGTGACACCAAAGAGGGAGAAGACGGCGTGAACGGCAACGTCGCAAGCGTAGAGCGCATTAAGGGGACTTCCGGGATGCCGGATCAGGATGCAATTGAGATGGAATGCTTGCAGAGGGCAGTCAGGCGAACCCAGATAGAACTTCTTGGAAAATGCCGATGGCGTTAGAATGCCCTGTAATCGCACCGAATCCCGTGGACGCACCAATTGGCGACTCGGGGCTGAATGAAGCCGCTATGGGTGATCCTGGCGCTGTGGGGGCCGTCTCTGTTGCCGAATATAACCGCGTGATGGATGATGCTGTCAGACGTTACGGGTTGGACTTTGTGCGCAGAGTGGCGGAACGTCTTCTCTGGACGCCGGGTTTGCACTTGATTGAAATCCGCAACATCGGCGAGAAGCGAAAGACGGTGCGGATGGGAGCGATGAAGCGTGAGTGAGGAGCGGCAAACAAAACTGACGGGAAAGCAGCAGGCTTTTGTGGATTTTTACATTAGCACTGCAAACTTGAACGCGGCTAAAGCTGCCCGTCTTGCAGGATATAAAAACCCTGCAGTCGTTGGTTGCCAGAATTTAACAAAACTTAATATTCGCGCTGCAATTGACGCCGAATTGGACGCGAAGGCAATACCAAAGAATGAGGTTCTTGCTCGTATTAGCATGGAAGCCAGACGCCAGGGAACGATGCGCGATTTTCTTCGCATTGACGGCAATGATGTGTTTATCGACCTGAAGTTAGGCGCAGAGAATGAGGCACTTGATAATCTTGATTACATCAAGAAAGCTGGGGTGGAAGTTAAACTCCACAACCCAGAGCAATCCCTCTTCTGGCTTGGTAAAGCGTACGGTATCGACGGCACCCTCGGCACAAAAGAAAAGCCCATTCACATTGAACAGTCCTTTCTGACGCAAGCGCAACTGAACCAGTCGTTGCGGGAGGCAATTAAAGCGGCGGAGGGGGAAGCAGCAGCACTTCCCGCAGGAGAACAAGGAGAACCTAATGGAGAAGGAGAAGAGGATGGAGAACCAGGAGAACAACAGCGCCAGGGAAAGTGCCTACGCTCGTAACATGACGCGGCGAATGTCTGGGATGATGGGCAGCGAGATCGTCATAGCGCGGCAGTGGTTCGAATACGGATGGGATGAGCACGACAGGTTAGGGGATTCCCGCATTGCAGAACTAGAGCGCCAACTGCAAGGCACGGCCGCGTCAGAGGCGCTGTGGATGTCGGACGCCGCAAAGTCGAAGGAGAGGGTCGCCGTCATAGAGGATCTTCTCAAGCAATCTCATGAAGTTGAAGCGTATTGGCTTGATATCAATACCAAGTTGCACACGATTGTTTTGACGTGCACGGAACTGGTTCCGGAAGCGGCGCACCAGTATGGCGATCCTTTCGTTGGCGACGGCGGAAGCCTGAAGGTAAAAACGACATGGAGCGCGCAGGATGTTCTTCCGGCATTGCGAGATATGGTGATTGAGCAGAAACGCCGCATTGCCGAACTGGAAGAGCTTGACGAGCAGCGCCTTGTAGCAATTCGAGAGATTGATACAGATCGGATCTGTTGGCGTGAACGAAACTGTACGTTAGCACGGCGCATTGCTGAACTCAAATCCCAACTACAAGCATCACAACGCAGCGGCGATGCTTGGCAAGCCCTTGTCGGTAAGCGCAATGAGGAGATCAATCGGCATCGCGAAGACAAAGAAGCGTATCAATGCCTCGTCGAAGCGTTAGTGCGGGAACTGCATATCCTGCGGAACCAGAACGATCATCTACGTGCGGCTGAGCCAGAAGTCAAGAAAGCGCTTTCGGAACTTGATCTCTTAGTCCATTGCGGAATCAGGTCTATCGGAATCAGCCCGGCCGGGATTTTGCATGATGCGACCAAAGAGATCAAGAAGCTACAGGAGTACGAGAAAAAGCGCTGGGAGCAGGACCAGCAGTTCGCCAAAGATGCAGCGGAGCGGATGCTAAAGCACGCCGCAACCGACACATGGTTTGGTCCGTTGAACCGCCTCCTCGAGTACATCTTCGATGGCGTAGTCGATTCAGCAGAATGGCGTACGTGGAGCTATGCGGAGGCTGCGAAAAAAGCGATCACGGTATTTGAAACGAAACTGAAGGATGGGATCAGAGAAGCGCAGGAAGACCTCGATCTTGTGCTTCCGCCTGTTCCATGTCCCTGCGTCGAACACAAGACCACCCGGGATAGCATCCTAAACCACAAGCGCGAGCCCTACGGCGTCCATCATACCGTTCTGAGTTCTTGCGAGTTGTGCGGGGGAACGGGGGTGGTGAAGTGGGAGAAGGATCGATGATTGAAGCTCAAGGAGAGACAATGGAACTCGGAATTAAGGCGATTCAAGCCGCAGCAGTCAATTCTTTTGCGGCATGGCTGCCCGGGCGCGAGAAAGCCGTAACGACAGGATCGGGATATGAGTGTGGGCAAGTTGCTGAATTGGTTGGTAAGTTCTGCAAATCGCAGGGATGGGAGATCCCGGAGGGCGAATGGCTTCGTAAGTACGTGGATGGCCTTCAACCATACCCAAGTGTCGCGTCATGAACACCCACCCACTTCACCGGCATCGCGATAAAAACCCGAAGGTTCGACGTGGATCTCGTCGATGGAGGAAACTTGTATGGTTGGCGGAACTGGACTGGGCGAAAAGGATGCCGTTGGCAGTACAGTATCTTCCGACTGCTCTTGATTCTTGTTCTATGCCGAGCGACATGCCGGATGTGGGCGAGATCCAGCCTGTAACAGGTAAGAAAGTAAACGTCGCGAAGTTAAGGCGGAAAATATGCGAGATGAGATGATGGATCGATGAAACTGCGTGGCGCTGTATGGGCGCGGATCAATCGAAAATGGGCCTGGAAGCGTCGGGCGATTCGACTGGGGCAATGGCCGCCATTCGTCGAAAGTGAACTGCCACGGGGCATCCTGTGCCTTGTGAACAACGTCCCTGCCGAGAGGATGGCAAAACTTCGGGCGGAGTTGAAAGCGATGGATGGTGTTCCTTTGCGTCAGGTTAAAGGCATGACCTGCAGAGAGGTGCTCACTTTTGAACACCGGAAAGGTAGCAGTGTCACTGGACCCGATCCGGTTGACGTGCATCCCCCAAGTCGGGTAGACTGAATGTGGCTGGGGCATTCTCCCCCCTGTCAAATGGTCGGCCTGGCTTCTCCCTGCGTCCCCGGGCACGTGGGTCTTCCCAGGCCGGCCGAACTTTATAGGGTCACAGTTGCTGGTGCAACATCCCGTTAGGCGGGGAATGGTTGTTCGACTCGAGCTAAGCGGCTCAAAATAGAGAATAGAGATATTCCCCTGTAGCTCAATGGCAGAGCATTCGGCTGTTAACCGAAGGGCTGAAGGTCCGAATCCTTCTGGGGGAGTTGTAGCGGGCAAGTGTATCGGTGCATTGCTGGAGGAAAACCAGAGGGGCAGTTCGACTCTGCTAACGCTACCAGGCTAATCGTCGATAGCGCCGTCTTCGCGCCGTGTGTACGCGGGTCTTGCAAGAGAGTTAGTCCTATCGGCGATTATGCCATATCTTGCACAAAGTGGAGCAGGGATGGGACCTGAAGTATAGGGAACGCTCAATCCATCGCCTGCCGTCGGGCAGTAACCTGCCGGCAGGTTCAATTTAAGTGTTTCGCCTTAATAGCTCAGTGGCAGAGCATGGGCCTTTTAAGCCCGCGGCCGTGGTCCGATTCCACGTTAAGGCAATTTCAGGGGCACTTTGGATAGGTCTTCTCCTTTCTACCCGGCCATCGAAAGGACCCGCGGCGGTAGCCTGCCCGGTCCTGACTTCCCCTGAGAACTTTGGAGGAGAAGGATGGGAATCGCAGGGCATCCGGTACCAGATTGGATCATCGACGGGAAGAGGCAGAATAATGGCCTGCTGCCGCTGGCATGTTCGCGCCCTACCCGGTTTCGCCTCTTCTGGTGGCATCGCCTAATCCTCTGGTGGCACAGGATCTGCACCGACGTGGCCCAGTCGGCGCGGCTTGCGGAAGATACGTCTCACATCGGGCTGCAAGGCGGCTACCAGGCGTCTCGTATTGACGGCGTGTGGCGCTATCCTCCAACTGGCGACTCCTCAGTCAACATCCCGCGGGGCGATTGATGCCAGTTCTTACCGAATCCGAAGAGTATCAGCAACTTCTTGCTCAGATGTCTGCTCTTCCACCGAGCGTTCGGGCGGCGGCTTTACAGAAGCACGGGAATACGGTCAATGCTCTGCAAAAGCAACGTCCCTTATGGGCATCCGGCCACGCCCCGCCTCCATTCGACATTTTCTGCGAGCTTCTTGACGGATGCCCTCTGCATTCACGGCAGTATGAAGCGTTTGCTCGCGCTGGTGTCCTGTCCCCTGAATTCTTGTTTGAAAAGGCTCGCGTCCTATCAGAGTTTCTACTTCTCTGGGGGAAAGGCGGCGGAAAAAATTACTCATTCGCTAAGTTTGTAGCATGGATCGGGTTGTGCTGCCTTAGCACATACGGTTCACTTCAAAAGCGGGTGGGCCTGGCATCATCCACGAACCCGATTGCTTTTATGAACTGCGCGGTGAATGAAGTTCAAGCAAAGGAGACGTTTTTCGACGCCTACTTGCGCCCGAACCTTATGCACAAAATGTTCGATCCATGGCGGGATCAACTGGAGATGACGGAGAAGGGCAACCGGGCGATGTTCCGCAGCCATAATTTCTGCCTTCTCTCTGGGCATAGCCACATGCAAGGGCTCGAAGGTTACAACGTGATGGGTGGCATCATGGATGAGTTCGACGCATGGGAAGAGACGTTGACCCATTCGGACGCCGATTCGATGTACCGCATCTTGCAGACATCATCCCTGACTCGTATGACTAAGTTTACTCCGCTCATCTTCATGACGACTTATACCCGAACGAAGATCGGTCCGGCAATGCGGATGAAAGGACGGTTCGAAGAGGGAATAGCCGAAGCGTTGAAAGAAGGGAAGAACCCGCACCAGTTTCTTGATGTTGCTTCGACGATGGAATTGCGGCCCGACTTCGATTTTAATCAGCCGGCTGTCAAGGAGATGTATAAACACGACAATGCATTAGCTCGAGCGATGTTCGAGTGTATGCCCATGGAAGCGGAAGGAGCATTCTTTGAGTTCTCCGAGCGTATCGATTCATCCATGGACCCATCTCTTCGACCATGCGCCGAATGGGAAGAGCACATCTCAACTGTTACGCTTCAAAATGGTCAAAGTTCCGAAGTGGTTGGGGTTTCCCTTGGTCATGTCACAAAGGTGCCCGGTCGCGTCTACTTCCTCGGTGGGGATGGGGCGTACACTGGTGACATGTTCGCCCTGAGCGTCTTTCATGTTGAGACGGCACGTGGGGCCATCGGTTGGCTTTGTCCCTCCTGTGGGGGGCATGGGAACTCCAACGACGACCCCTTGCAGATTGCTATGCGTGGCGAGTCGAACTATCGCATGTGCGCAGAGACAGAGGCGGCCCCTGCCTCTGCTGACATCCGCTGTGGCGTCTGTATGAATGCTCCGTACATGGTGGGGATGAAGCATGATTTGCAGTTCCAGATTGGAAGATGGTGGCGTAACCAGGCGCAAGAGGAACCTGTTCAGATTGAAACTGAACTCGGGCACTTCCAGATCCCTCGCGTGGTTGAAGACCTGCTCATCACTTTCAAACCGCAGCGAGCTAGCCGGCCAGGCGAGACCAACAAGCCAATTGACTTCGAATCGCCGCGCTACGGCGTCAGGGCAATTGTCCTCCGATTGTTTCAAGATCTTGGTATCCGGCAGGGGCGTTTCGACGTTTCGCACGCCGTGAGCGTATTTCAACACATCCGGCAAAACGGGTTTGATGCTGATGCTATTAGCTTCAGCAATGCAGAACAGTTCCGACGTGGACGACTGATGAAGGTGCTCATCTATGACGGGGGAGTGTCCTTTTTGCATCCGAACGCAATGCCGAATGCGACCATGCGCAAGGCTGTTGAAACTGGAGAAACCGAGCTAAAGCAAGTGCGGCGCATCGGGCAGAAACTCGATCACCCGGCAAACGGGTCGAAGGATACACTCGATGCTCGCTTTGTTGCCGGGTTCCTTGCGGCCGTGTATGCAGTGCCTGCGCTCGCCGCGTGCTATACTTCTAAGCAGGAGAAGGAATCTTATGGCGATTAGAAGCACATCCTGCCCGCATATCGGCTCAGTCCGCGTAGACGTAACAGCAGAAGGGCAACTGCAGGTCGAAGCCTTGCCCGATCCGCACCAAACAGCAGAAGAGGGAATGCGAATGGAACTGGACGTGCTCCGATGGCTGAGGACGGCATCTAACAGTGAGATCGACAAGCGCTGCGAAGTGATCGAAGGGAAGCGAAGATGAACCCCTGTCCACATACATCCAGCATCCGCCTATACGTTAACGAACTTGGTCAGTTGGCGTCCGAAGTCTTTGACGACAAACTCTCCGCCGAACGGATCAACGGCATGGTCACTGAACAGATGGACTGGTATGTTGAGGCCATCCGAAAAGCGAAGATCGTGGCCGGGCGGGAGATGTTGCCGGGGTGCTGCACGCTGGTTGATTGGGAGAAGGGGAACACATCCGAACAAACTGCTAAGATAGAGGGTAGGTGAATGGCGTTTGAACTTCTCTTAGAAGACATTCAGATTAAGGCACGGTTACGTAAGGCACCTGGAGATAGGGTTGTTCTGACGCTCGAGTACCCCAATTGTGACGAATATCGAATTCTCATTCAAACGTGTTTGGCTGATTTGTTGAAGCCAAGTCCTAAACTAGTAGCAATGGCAGAAGAACGTCGATTGAAGGCGTTAACTGAAAGCACGGATGCAACCCCGGCCACGGAAGGCCACGATGCCCACGAAAGCCTTAGTTCCAACAACACCTGAACCCGTTAAACTCTCCGAGTTTTACGACGAGCTTGTTAGCGGCGATCTTTCCGCTCGCACGCTTGATATGCTCCGTCAGGAAGAGCCTCGCAACATCTTCGTCAAGGCATGGGTCGGCTACAACGCCTGGAAGATGTGCCGGGATGTTGCGAAGGGCGCCGCCCTCGAGAGTAAGCGCCGGGAAGCCGCACTCCAAGGCGCGGATGTTGGTGATAACCCCATGGACGCCCAGCGCTGGACCTACGGCGCTCCCGGTGTCCGTGCTATCCTCGGGCTCTCTTTTGCATCCCTACGCCTTGCCCGGACCGTCTGCGAGGTTCTGGGTATTGTTATCCGGCACACAGTAACGGAACTGGAATCTTACGCGGAACCCGCAGAGTTCTCTTCTGGTCGCGCCAGTAAGGCCGGCTGGAAGATCGTTATGGAGGATGATAAGGCAAAGCCGACTTCGGAAGACGAACGCGAAATCAAACTGATTGAGAACTTCGTCAAGCACTGCGGACTGCCAATCGACGATAACGATCTGAGCAAGGGGACCATCGAGCCGCCACGATACACGCTTCCGAACGGTATGGTCGTAGATGAAAGGCCATTAGGCTGGCAGCCATCTTTCAAGCACTTCATCAAGTGCTTCGGTGACGATAGCATGACCCTCGACTGGGGGGTGGCCCGATTGTGGCCGAGTTCGACGAACCCTGAGCGGTACCCGGTGGCGTGCTTCGGCGCTGTGGATGCAGGACGGATCCGACGCACACAGCCTGAAGACGTTAAGCTCGTAGATGGTTCGCCGGTTGAACGGCCTTATCATTCTACACGCACAAACACCAATGAGCCGATCAAGTACGTCAAGGTCTCGACAGGTATTGCTGATAGCACCGTTGCCGCGGCGTACACCGAAAAAGAGATAGCCGTCCTGGTGCGAAACCCGCGCACGATGGAGGAATCGAACGGGTACGGATGGCCCGAGATCGAACAAGTCCATCGCATGATAATGGGATTTACTTTTGCCATCGAAACCAATGTCTCTCGCTTTGAGAAGGACGGGATCCCCCGTGGGATCCTTTGTCTCCGTCAGGCTATGTCGCCGACCAAGATGGCGGCATTCATATTTCGGATGCGCGAGAGTTGCCGGGGCCTGGCGAACCGTTGGAACTTCCCGATCCTTGAACCAGACACCGCTGGGGATCCACCTGTTTGGGTTAGTTTAGATCAATCGTCGCGCGATCTTGAATACCACCAGTGGGCAATGTTGTTGATCAGTTTCATATGTATGGCATTCAAGAAAAGACCGAGTTCGATAGGATTCGACGAGATTAGCCCATACCGGCCTCCTCTTTCAGAAGCCAGCCCTGAAGCGAAGTTTGAACGTGGAGATGAGCTTTGTCTGAGTCCGCTGCTTAAACAAGTCGCAGACTTCATGAATACCTCTATCATCTGGAAGATGCCGCAGTGGCGCGGCAAGTACCGGATGATCTTCGTTGGCGTTGGGGAATATGACGCCGCACAAGACGCACAGACTGCTGTGGCCCAACTGCAAGCTGGCATTGCTACACTTGCCGAACTTAGGGCTGAGCGAGACCTAAAGGAGCCGCCGGAAGTTGCTGCCGATCCAATCTGGCATAAGGCGTATGGGCTAACGGGCGGATCGATGTTGGAGATTGTCCGGATACTCTACGCTCAACAGCAGGCCCAACAGCAACAAGAGATGCAAAAGCAGCAAGCGGCGCAAATGAGTCAACAGCAAGGACAACAAAGCGGTCAGCAACCAACGCAGCTTCAATCCGCGCAGCAGGGTAAACCAGCATTGAAGTCGGGGCAGAAGGTTAGCAAAGGACGGGAGATCGGGAACCATTACTTAATGTGACACTCCGCACGTCATTGCCCAAGCGACTCGGTGGGCACGTTGGAATGCTTGTCCAAAAATGGGGCGTATACCGATCTTTCCGTAACCGTCTTTGTCTAACTT